CTATGGAAGGTGATTTTGATACAGGTAACGTTAGATACAAAGCTAGAGAAAGATACAGCTTCGGCTGGTCTGACCCTAGAGGTTTGTTTGGCTCACCAGGTGCTTAATATATAAGCATTTTTTATTTAATGGGGTGGGTATATCTCACCCCATTAATGTGTTAGAAAGAACGAATTATGACAAAAATGTTTCAAGTAAAAATTAGAGCTTATGGTCACATGGCTGATTTTAACATTGAAGCTGAAGATAGTGCAGAAAGTATAGAGAGAGCTATCCTTGACAAAATAGGAAAAAAAGGTATATTACTAAAAGACAGCATGCGATCCTTTGCTAAGGATAAATGTTGGATAACCTATGAGGAGGTTGTAGATGATATCAGTTCAAGCTCTTTACACAAAGAAGAGAGCATTAGAACTTGATTGGGAGCAACACTACATTCAAGAGGGAATATATACTCTTGATATGGTTAGGATTGACGAAAAAATTCGTGAAATCATTAACCAGATTAAAATGTCTGAAGCTGAAATAGCTACTAGACAAATTAAGGTAGAGATGGCTGCTCCTGAGTTTTCTGTAGCTAGCTAAAACTAGCTATTTATATCCGAAAAGTAGATTTTCGATGCAGGTATCCCTTGCGCTGTTTAATAAATTCATATATATTTCAATAACTATACATAAATTAACTCTGATCTAGACGCGTATAGTCGACAAGCCTAGAGACTAGATTGGAAAAACTAGGAGAATACACTTATGGCAAACACAACTTTTTCAGGCCCAGTTAGAGCCGGAACAATCGTTGACACTACAGGAACTACACTTGGAACAAATGTTAAAAACATTGGACCAGTTGTATTAACTCAATCAGCAACTGTGGCATTAACAAACGCAACAACAGCAGCTACTGCTCTTGGAATTATAATTCCAGCGAACAGTCAGATACTTAGTGTTGTAATAATGATAGAACAACTTTTTGCAAACTCAGCAACTACAACTATTGCAGTAGGTAATAGTGCATCAAATGCAACTAACATTATAGCAGCAGCTTCAGTTTCTGCTACAGCAACTATCGTTGATCCAACTGTCCCTGCAAGCGCAGGCGCATGGAGAACTGTAGGAACTTCTGATGTTGAATTATATGGAATAACAGTTGCTAACTCTGCAACAGCAGGTAAAGCAAGAATCGTTGTTACTTATAGTCAAAACGCAGCATTAGCAGCACTATAATAAATTAATTTTTAAGGAGCTCGTAAGGGCTCCTTAATATATAAGGAGAAAAATATGGGAAGTTTTAAAGGTGATATACAAGCAACTAGATTCACAACTACTACTACAAATGCAATTGTAGCAGGACCAATTAGATTAAGAGGTATTATCATTGCATCTGATGGATCAGGAGCAGGATTAGTTACTTTAAAAACAACGTCTTCTGCAGGATCTACTTTATTTGTAGCAGATGTACCAGAAGGTGATGTTATTAATTTTAGTTTTCCTGAAGATGGAATTTTATTTCCAAAAGGAATTTTTACAACTACATTGACAAATGTATCTGCAGTTACATTACTAACAGATAAATATTCTGGACCTGGATTAACAGCGTAGGAGAAGCTAAATGGCTAATACTACTTCTGGAACTACAACTTTTGAAAAAACCTTTTATATAGATAAAATTATAGAAGAGGCTTACGAAAGAATTGGTATGTCCGCTCCAAGAACTGGACAAGATTTAGAATCTACAAGAAGATCTCTAAATATAATGTTCCAAGAGTGGTCAAACAGAGGTCTTCATTATTGGGAAGTAGCAAATAATTCAATCTCCATGGTCAATGGTCAATCTGTCTATACTCTTTATAGATCAGCAGGAGATGGAACATCGGATGGTGTATTTACATTATTAAATGGTGCAATTAATGCATCAGTAACTACAATAACTGTAGATTCTGTAGATCAATTTCCAACATCAGGAACTTTATTAATTGATTCAGAACAAATAACTTATACAGGAACAAACACATCTAATAATACTTTTACAGGTTGTGTTAGAGGTGCAAATAGTACAACAGCTGCAATCCATGCTGATAATGCAAATGTTTATGATAATAATTCAATCGTTTATGGACCCGATGATATATTAGAAGCTGTTTATAGAAACACACAACAAACACCTGTTGTTGATTTTCCACTTACAAAAATAGATAGATCTGCTTACAGTGGATTATCTTCTAAATTTTCAACCGGTCAACCTACACAATATTTTGTACAAAGATTTATAGATAAAATTACAATCACTTTATTTTTAACACCAGGCACAAGTGAAGTTAATAATGTAGTTAATTATTATTATGCAAAAAGAATTCAAGATGTTGGAGCTTATACAAATGCAACAGATGTTCCATATCGATTTGTCCCATGCATGTGCGCAGGACTCGCTTATTATGTATCATTAAAACTTGCTCCACAAAGAACACAAGAATTAAGATTATTATACGAAGATGAATTAAAGAGAGCATTAGAACAAGACGGCTCTTCTTCAAGTTCATTTATAACACCAAAAACTTATTATCCAAATGTCTAAGAATTCAAGAGGAAAATATTCTTATATGATTTCTGATCGATCTGGTCAGAGGTTTCCATATCAAGAAATGGTACAAGAGTGGAATGGTTCATGGGTACATGTTTCTGAATATGAAGCAAAGCAACCTCAGTTAGAACCAAAGCCAACTGCAGCTGATCCACAAGGTTTAAGATATGCACATCCTGACAGACAAGAACCACCAGTAATTATTGCTTTAACTTTAAATCCCTTTTCAACGACTAAGTATGCAGGTTCTACTTATATTAATGTTTATTCTGAAGATCATGATAGATCTACTGGTAATATTGTAAGATTCAGAGGCCCGCCGCAAGTTAACATTGTAGGTACACCAACTAGAGAAGATTCTTTTGATGACGTTCCATCATTTGATAATGTTACAGATATTTCAAATGCTAATGGATTTACAATCACAGTTGGAAAAATAGATTCATCTGGTATTGTAAGTGATACTTTAAATTATTTTTATTTTTTAAGTATAAGTACGGCGACAACAGGAAATATAGCTGGCGGCGGGGCACAATGTTCTGCAGGACCGGTTACACTACAGGCTTAATATGACATACACAGAATTAGTTACAAAAATTAGAGATTATACAGAAGTGGATTCTAATGTATTAAGTTCAACTATTATAAATGGATTTATTGAAAATGCAGAATTTAGAATATTAAGAGATGTAGATTCTGATAATAATAGAAAATATGACACTTCTACTTTTGTAGTAAGTCAAAGATTTTTAAATACTCCAGCTAATCTTTTAGTAATTAGATCTGCTGAAGTTATAAATGCAGGGACTAGATCTTTTTTAGATATTAGAGATATGAGTTTTATAAATGAATATAATTCAACGGGTGTAACAGGAGTTCCAAAATACTATGCAAATTGGAATGAAAATACTATAGAATTTGCACCTATTCCAGATCAGGCTTATACAATTCAATTAAATTATATCTTGAAACCAACTGGATTATCGTCTACAACTGCTAACACATATTTAAGTCAGCAATTTCCCAATGGCTTATTATATGCTTGCTTAGTTGAAGCTTATGGATTTTTGAAGGGTCCAACAGATATGTTGCAATACTATGAAAATAGATATAAACAAGCTATCGAAGGATTCTCATTAGAACAAATGGGAAGAAGACGAACGGATGAGTTTCTAGATGGAGAACCTCGTATAGTTCGTAAACCACAATAGGAGAAACAAGTATGGCAATTACACAAGCATTACCAAATAGTTTTAAAAAACAACTATTAGATGGTGATCAAGATTTTTCAACTTCAGGCGGCGGTGGAGATAAATTTAAATTAGCTCTTTATGTATCAACTGCAACACTTGGTGCTGCAACAACTTCATATACAACAAGTGGAGAAGTAAGTGCATCAGGAACATATGTTGCCGGAGGAAAAGCATTAGTAAATTCTGGAACATCAGTTATATCAACAGTTGCTTTTACAGATTTTTCTGATCTATCATTTACTGGTGTAACAATAACTGCAAGAGGAGCATTAATTTATAATACTTCTTTTTCAAATGCAGCAGTTGCAGTATTAAATTTTGTAACTGATAAAACAGCTACAAGCGGTACATTCACAATTCAATTTCCAGCTTTCACATCTACAGCGGCTATTATCAGAATCTCTTAATAGGAGTCTAAGTCATGTCTGACATTGTTGACGGTTGGGGTAGAGGCACCTGGGGACAGGGCGCCTGGAATGAAAACATTCCAATTGAAGTCACAGGTCAAACTTTAACAACAGCTTTAAATTCAGTTATTGTAACAGTAACATCAAATGTAATTGTTAATGTTACCGGTGAAGAATTAATTCATGCTCTTGAAAGTAGTGTGGGTATTTCTGCAGATGGTAATATTTCTGTTCCAGTATTTGAGAACCCATTAATTACAAATATAAACGGTGTAAATGTATTAGCAGATGCAAATGTTTTATTAACAGGTCAAAATTTAACAACAGCTTTAAATTCAGTTACAGCTTTAGGAACAGCTAATGTTTCATTAACAGGTCAAAATTTAACTACAGCTTTAAATTCAGTTTTAGTTTTAGCAAATGCTAATGTAAATTTAACAGGTCAAAATTTAACTACAGCTTTAAATTCAGTTACTCCTTTAGCTAATGCTAATGTAGATTTAACAGGTCAAAATTTAACAACAGCTTTAAATTCAGTAACCGTTACAATTATTACTGATGTACCAGTAACCGGTCAAAATTTAACAACAGCTTTAAATTCAGTAACGGCTATTGGAGATGCTAATGTAGTTTTAATTGGTCAACAATTAACAGGAACACTAGGTAGTGTAGATCCAAGTCCAGATGTTGCACTAGTAGGTCAACAATTAACAAGTGCAATAAGTAGTGTAAATATAGTAGTTGATGTAGTTGTTAATGCTGTAGCTCAAGAATTAAATATTAATTTAGGTGCTCTAAGTGTTAAAATTGATGCCCCTGTAAATATAACAGGTCAGGCATTAACTGCTACTCTTGGAAATGTTAAATTTAGTATATGGACAGAAGTCAATACGGGTGATACAGTAGCTTATTCAGGTGTAAATACAGGCACCTCTGTAAATTGGACAGAGATTGACACTGCTGCATAAATAATTTAAAAAAGACAAGGATTTAAATATGGCATCATCATTTTCAACAGATCTAAAACTAGAGCTTATGGTTACAGGCGAAAACGCCGGTACCTGGGGAACTAAAACAAATACAAATTTAAATTTATTACAACAAGCTGTTGCGGGTTATCAAGAAGTATCTATTGCAGGTGGAGCTCAAACTACAGCTCTTGTAATGACCGATGCTGCTCTTTCTAATGCAAGAAATGCTGTTATAAAATTAACAGGTACAATTACAGGAAACCAAGTTGTAACAATTCCAGATGGTATTGAAAAAGTTTACACCATTTATAATGGAACTACAGGTGCTTTTACTGTTCAATTTAAAACAGTTTCAGGAACAGGTATTACATTTTCAACGACTAATAAAGGCGCAATACTTGTTTATTCAGATGGAACAAACGTAGTTAATGTTAATGCTTTATTAAAAACAATAAGCTTATTTACTTTACCAACAGCAGATGGTAGTAGTGGACAGGCTATAACTACAGATGGCTCAGCTAATTTAGGATTTACCAGTGTGGCAACTGCTGGTTTTTCTATTGCAATGGCGATAGCACTATAATATAAGGAAATACAATGGCACAAAATTTTAGAAGATTTACAAACAACAACGTTGGGATAACTCCTGTAACTTCATTTACAGCAAACAGTTATGATACTGTTATTGGTATTGCAATTTCAAATATTTTATCTACAACAGTTAATGTAGACGTTTACATCAATGATGGAACAAACGATATTTATTTAGTTAAAAGTGCTCCTATCGTCCCAGGATCCGCTCTTCAAGTTTTAGATGGTGGTGCAAAATTTGTAATGCAAAATAATGATGCTTTAAAAATAGTATCAGACACTGCAGCATCTTTAGACGTTTGGGTTTCGACTGTAGATGATATAAGCTCATAGGATAATCTATATGCCATATATTGGAAACACTCCTGCATTAGATTACATAAGTTTCGCCGTACAAAATTTCACAGTTACAGCTGGAACAACAGTTTACACTTTAGATTATTCAGTTTCAAATGAGAATGATATTGCACTCTATATAAATAGTGTTGCTCAAAGACCAGGTGCATCGTTTGCATATTCAGCAACAGGAACTACTTTAACATTAACATCAGCAACTTTAGCAACTGATACAATGTATGCAGTCTTCATTGGTAGAGCTGTGCAAACAGTT